CTCACCCAATATTCCATTCTGTGTGTGCCGTTGCCGTCACCACCAGAAACTATAGTTGTAAACCAAGTTTGTGACGGTGATGATGAAGTTGCGCTGGTTTTCTCCTTTGCAAATTCAAATTTGTTGGAATTATAGTAAGGGATTTCTACCGACATAGTCGGATTGATGTCCATGCTCTGAATCTGAGCTCCATCAAGTCCTCCTCTTCCTAAATATTTATTGATTGCCAATGCTTGTCCACCAGGATTAGCTGCCACACCAGCTGGGCCAGCAACGACAGTAGAGTTGTATCCAACTCTATTTTCTATCCTGGAAACATACAATGTACTACCGCTTTTCTCAAAAGTGGATGCATCAATAAAATATCTAATTCCTCCGCGCCTAGCAGCATAGGCGCAAGAAATGTATTGCAAAAGCGTCATCTGTCCGTAAACATATGCGCCTCCTGCTAAACCTATCACACGACCGGCAACTGCTGAACCGGTACGATATCCTGGATATAATGGAAATGCAGGTTGAGTGACTGTTAGCACTCTATCTACAGCTACAAAATCCGGGATGATGTGTGAAAAGTTGTATCTACGTAACAACTGCCTAAAACTGGGTATAGACTCTCCGAAATACACTAATGTACTTCCATCTGTGATGTCCGAATTCATCGCCAGTGCACGAGTTGTGCTCGTAGATTCCGAAGCGTTAGCTTCTTCAGAATGTGGGTTTAATTCATCACCCAATCTGAGTCTGCCAACAATGGCAGAAGTAGGAGCTGCAACCTCAAAATTGTCATGAACAGACATGAAAACATTCACCTCAATGTCATTGTCAACTGTGTCATCAGGCACAGCAAGTTGATTGACAACATACACAGAAAGTATGCCATTTCCTAATGTACCATCACGAAGCAATGGTACAGTAGGATTGAACATAACTCCCTCAGGATCTCCTGGTACGTGATGTTGTCTCCAAGCTAGCGATTCTCCCCAGCCAACATCAATTGTAACGTCTTTCTCATTTGAAATGTCAACAATCGTTGTGTAAGCTGTGTTGTATTCTGCTGTAACTTGAGTAGCTTGAGGATCATAAACAATCTTCAACCTACCTTTGTGAAACTTACTGCACACGATTTGAAATCGATATCTCATAGTTCCCCTCCAATATTCGAAGGGTTGAACTGCAAAAGACGGTGCGGTGAGATGAATCTCATCGTTAAATCTAGCGTGTACACCTGGATCAACACGCATGTTGAACAACAGTGATTCTGAAGTGTTTGTTTTTCTCCAATCGAAAGACGTGAGATATGACTCCTTCTGCGCTATATGCAAAACAGTCATTTCGTCAACAGGTTCTAGTCCTAAAATTCGGGGATCAATGGTTAACTCTTG